GTGTTCGTCGGCCAGTTAACGGTGATGTCGGCAGTCGGATTGGCGACGACGGCGGCGTGCAGCGTGGCGTAGTTCGCGGTGCAGGCTCGGAAGTAAGTCAGTGCCTTCTGGATCAGCGCCTTCGCATCGGCATTGGAGAGCGCGACGGGTGTGCCATCCGCGGCGATCATCGGATCCCCGTCACTCCGCAGCGCCGGGCTCGCGCCGATCGCATTCCACTCGGCAGTGTACTTGACCTGCGCGTCGGCATTGGTCGGGAACAGGACCGCAGAGGTCGCACCGGTCGGCGTGAAGTAGACGCCAAGGTTTTCCTTGGTTTGTTGCATCGCTCCCAGCGCCGCTACGGCTTGCGCGACGGTCGGCGGTGGGGGTGGAATCGCGACCAGGGCGCCGTTGGTGATGGTCCATGTGTTTTCGGTGAGCCGTTTTGCCCAATCCGCATCCGACAGCGGCACAAGATTGGTCGGGAGGTTCGGATAGTTGTGCGCGTCGGTGTCGTAATACCCAACGACCAGTGGCGGCGTTTGTGTGCTGTCCAGTTGAGCGTACTTCGTCATCTCAGTGACCGATCGCGATATAGGTGAGGCCGACGTTGAAGGGGGTTCCGCATGCGGAGAGCTGCAACTGCGCATTGCTGATGGGATAGCCGGAGCAAGAGATGCCTTGCGATGGCGTGTTGCCAGTGAACCCGACGACGCAGGCGTCACAGCTAGTTGGGAATGCGGTTGGGAGGTTGACGTTCGTGCTTACCGGGGTGGCCGTTGTTGATGGGATATTGGCAGTGCCGAACATGATGTAGTAGGTGCCGCCGGACCAGGGGATTGAGGCAATCATGTTCCCGAGTGACCACACCCCGTAACCAAACCAGTTACGCAGCGCCGCTTCGCCCAGGCTGACGCCGTTGATCAAGGGGGTGATCGATTGACCGTCCCAATCGAATGTTATGTGCTGGGTCGGTGACGTGACGAAACGCCCGAAGTCGGTCACATCGACCGTGGCTCGGAGGCCCCCTCCGTCGTAGCCAATATAGACCTTATTGGTTCCCTGGAATGCGCCGCCACCCTGTTGCACAGGCGGAAACGGCAGATTGCCGGCCGGAATGAGCGGCAGGCTGCTGGCAGGTAGAGTGCCCTGGACTTCCGTCTGCAGGTTGATCTTCGGTGCCTGACCCGGCACGCCGCCGTGGTGCGAGTCCAGAAGGCCAGCCAGGAACGGCGCGTAGGGATAGGTATTCGGCACGCCGGTGCCGGCCGAGGGGGCCGCGGCTTGGATCTGCGACTGCTGGATCTGCGTTTGACCGTAGGACAGATCGACGAGATAAAGCGGCGTCCAGCCAGGCGTCGGCTGCGGCGGAACCTCCGAACCGGTTGCAGCCGCAGCGCCGGTGATGACCCCGACAGTGACGACGCCTTGGCGGACGGTCGGTGTCGTCGTGCCGGAACCGCCTGGGCCCTGGAATGGCTGACTGACGTTGTTGGCGTCATAGAAGAACAGCAGACCGCCGTTCGGATCGCCAGGCCTGATGACGTCCGTTTGCGAGAACTGCGCCTCGATCAGGTGCCATTGCGACCGGCCGGCGGTGATGCCTGCCGCCGATAGCACGATCGTCTGAGCGCCGATGATCCCTTGCTGCAGAACCTGTGTCGTGTCTTGCGCGATAGCGCCGTTCGCCGTCGCATCGATGGGCGCGAGCTGGTAGATGGAGCCGGCGGCGAGGTTGATCGAAAGACTTGCCGGGGTGCTCGCCGTCGCGGCGAGACCAGAAATAACGGTCATGGTCTCGCCGAGCACGTCGCCCATCATCTGAGCGATAGCCTTCAGCGTGTCCTTCGAGTCCTGCACGTAGTCGAACGTGCGGCTCTGGTTCAAGTCCCAAAGCAAAGAACGATCTACCAAAGTCGTCTATCCTTACCGAATGATGCTTTCGCCGAGGATGAAGGCGTTCAAGGTCTCGGGGACGCTCGACAGCGCGGTGATGTTCGCCACCCTCACCCATATCTTGATGCCAGCCGCGCGAAGGCTGTTGATCGTGTCGAAGATCGAGGTTATGTCGCCCGACTGAATCGAGATGCGATACTCGTTGGCGTCGCGGTAGGCGTTCGTGTCTCGCGCGATTAGCGGGTTGCCTTTCAGCGTCAGGATGACCGGCGGCACCGCGTCGATGAACCCCTGGCAGCGCAGCCCGGGATTTGTGTTCCGCATCGGGTTGGCGACGGTATCGACATCACGAAAGCTGATCGGCGAGTCCCTCGCGCCGGTATCGGTCACGTTCCACGGTTCGACCATGCGAGGCGTTTGGCCGGTCAGTTGCGTAATCGCGTCCGAGATGGCCTTGCGGGTCGCCGCCGGCTTGAACAGCGAGGACAAGATCAATGCCGCATAGTCGGCGTCTGGCATGCCGATCGGACGCGGCAGCGAGCCTCCGAAAAAATCCAAACCGGCGTTGTCCAGTTCGGGCGTGGTCTCGGTCGGCACGCGCGCCGCGCTCTGGATGTACTGGACCTGCTCCAGCACGTCGGTGAGCTTCTGGCCGACTGTCAGCAGCAGGGCGAAGACATTCCCCGACGCTTTGGCGTCATCGCTGGCCCAGTTCGGCGGGAACAGGTCGGCGATCCGTCCGGCGAACTGCTCGGGCGTGACATTCTGGATGACGGTGACGCCAGCCATCAGTAATTGCCCACGGTGATGTTGCCTACGCCGGACCTGATTTCCTGTCCCGGTGTCGGCACGAGGTCGCCCACGATGCCATTGATCGTCGTGCCAGGCAGAACCGCCACCACACCCTGAACGCCGAGTGCAGCGCCTTCCGCGTCCGAGATGTAGAGCGTCTGACCGGTGTTGCCGGCGTTCACCTTGGCTGAGATGGCAGCCTGCGCAGCGGCATTGACGTTTGTCACATTGAAGCCGCTGGCAACCCGGATGGTGATCTGGATCGTCGCGGTGATAAGCGACGGGGTGGCGGTGAACTGCTGCACGCCGAACGCCCGGGTCTCGTCGACTGCGGTGCTCACTAAGGATAGGACATTCGCCGGTGCGCTGCCTGATCCGTCATCGATAAGGACGGTGAACGATCCTTGCAGGGGCAAGCCCTGCGGGGTCTCGTCCTCGAGTAGGTTGACGCGCAATCCCTGTTGCACGCCTTGAACCGCAGCCAGGATTGCTCCCTTCGTCGCTTTGGCGAGGTTCAGGAGCCACAGGACGAATGCCGCACGGAAGGCAGCGTCCGACTGCGCATCGAGGCCGTTATTGATGGCCGCGGGGTTCGTCACCGTGTCGATGCCAGGGATGGTTGATCCAAGCTGGCTTAGCTGCGTCGCGATCACGTTGCTGGCTGAGCCGAAGACCAGCGCTTGCACTCTGGCCGTGAGGCTGCTCGCACCGACTGACAGAGTGTAGCCGTGCGCCCCCGCATTCCATGTCGGCTGAGTGGCGTCAGCCACAACCTGATACTGGATCGCACCGCCAGGCGTTTGGACGATCGAGCCGACCGGGATCGTGATCGTGCTCGGTGCCGGGACGAGCTTTCCGAAAGTGACCAGGCCGCTTGCGAACGTCGGCGGCTCGCGCGTGAAGCCGAATTGCGCCATCCAGCTATCGAGGTCGGCGCCGGTGCTCGTCTGCGCCCGCACGAGGGCGAGCACCAGCTTGATCTGCGCCTGCAAGAAATCGAGTTGCGTGGCGACCGATTGCCAAAAGGCAAGCAAGGCGTCGCCGTCTTCGAACGTGCCGGTGATGCCTGTCTTCGACTGCCACGTCGCGACCATATCCTCGACGAATTGGCCGATCGGCTTCGATGGAACGGTCACAGAGCTACCCCAGCGTGATCGAGACTTGGCCCGGCTGCCCATTGGACAGCGTGCAGTCGACGAACACCTCGTATGTGTCGCCCGTTGGTTGGGTGACGGTTATCTGCGGCACCGAGCCAGGATCGACGGACGCATCGGACAGCACGGCCTGGCGCATGCGTCGTGTCAGGTCGGCGACAAAGGCATCGTCCGGGTTCTGATCGACCAGCGCGCCGGCTCCCTCGCCGTAGCCGGGCGAGAAAATGTAATCGGGTGGCGTCGTGCTGCCGTCCGGCAGCGTCGTCGCCCGGTTCGTCAGGAACCGGCGGATGATGCGCTCGCGCGCCTGATCCCAACCCACGGCCGTTTGCAGCGATCCGGTCGGTGTCAGGACCAGATCACTGGCCCATTCCAAGTAGAAGTCCAATGCTCACTCCGCCGAGACAATGGTTGTCAGACTGTTCCCCGGCGGCTGCGTTAGCGGCGGGCCGGTGTTCTGGTGCGTGTGGCTCGCGGCCCAGTTGCGGAACGCGGTCGTGCATAGGTTCTGCAAGGTGTCGCCGACCGCCTTGGCCAAGTTGATGGCCGGCGCGGCGATGTTGACTGCCTTGTTCGCGATGACCGTCGCGGTCCCCTGCGTGGTGGTGACGGTGACATCGCCGGTCGTGGTGACGATCGCCTTGCCGGTCCCGATATGCTCAAGGTCGCCGTTCGCGTGCAGACGGAACAGGGACTTCGAGGGATTGGAGATCAGCACATCCCCAGGCACGGCAGGCGAAGCACCCTGCGGCAGAGCCGTCGCCGGCGGCTGCGCATTGTCGTGAAAGTGCATCGCCGGCACTGCTGAGACGCCGCGGTGCCGGTCGAACAGGCCGATCAGGACTTGCTCGCCTCCGGTCGGGTTATCGATGGTCGCGCCGCCCGCATATATGACCTGTATGCCGTAGCCGGGGCCGGCCGACAGGGTGCCCATCGGCATCCAGGGCGTTTCGAGTGGCTGGCCGTTATCGTCCTGCATGCAAGGGACGATGCAGCGCACGCGGTGCCCGTCCGGGTCATAGCTGGCAATATGGCCGTAGACGAACGGCCGATAGTCGATCAGTGCCTGCGCGACCGCGTGCTTGATCGTGTGCAGCAGCTCGTCGGC